AGTACAGGGGATTTTTTGGATAATCTGGCGGCCATGAAGAATGTGGAGCGGCTCCCGGCGCAGGCGGCTATGACCACGGAACGTTTTTATCTGTCGGCCGTCAGGCAATCTCCAGTAGTAATTCCGAAAAATACAAGAGTGAAAGGCGATAAACTGTTTTTTGCAACAACTTTGTTGACAGAAATCCCAGCCGGCACTGAATATATCGATATTCCGGTCAAATGTCTGACACCTGGCAGCGTCGGAAATGGTTTTCTACCAGGGGAAATTGCAACATTAGTAGACCCGGTTAATTATATTGAGCGGGTAGAAAATACGACAAAGACGGAGGGCGGAGCCGACCAAGAAAGTGATGAGGAGTTGGCCGAACGAATTTATCTATCACCATCATCCTATTCTACCGCCGGACCAGAGGATGCTTACCGTTATTGGGTTATGACGTATAGCACAGAGATTCAGGATTGCAAAATATACAGTGAATCTCCAGGAGAGGTAGATATCTATGTACTGTTGCGGAATGGGGAATTGCCAGGTGAAACCTTTTTAAAAGGGCTGAGTGGCTTTCTGGAAAATGATAGCAAGCGACCACTGACGGACAAAGTCGTTGTGAAGGCGCCGATCCAAGAGGTATATTCCATTGACGTCACCTATTACATCAATCGGTCAAATCGGGATATGGCGGAAACAATCAAGAAAAAAGCAGAAGCAGCCTGCCAGAGCTATGTAAACTGGCAACAGGCAGCGATTGCAAGGGACATTAATCCATCAAGGCTGATGTTCGAATTAGTTCAGGCTGGAGTGAAATGGGCCGAGATTCAAAAGCCTGTATTTGCAGAAATAACAGGAGCAAAGGTTGCGAAGGCGTCAGCCATAAATCTGGTATATGGAGGTCTTCAGGATGATTAGTTTCAAAGATGCAGATTTGCTTTCCGTGCTACCGGAAAATTTGTCCCAGCCAGAGACACAGGCGCTGAGCGCGGCGATAAAAGGTGGGTTGAGAAACTTGCAGAGGTATGCCAGGGCGGCACCGATTTATGCTGCCATTAAGGAGCTGCCGGACGAAGCGTTAAATCTACTGGCAGTAGAACTACGAGTACAGTATTATGAGCCTGATGCAAAGCGAAGTATCCGGGAAGGAATGATTAAGCAGACGGTAGCCTGGTATCTGAGAGGAGGAACTGGTTCCGTTTTATCGGAATACCTGGGAACTTTGTTCCAGGGCGGAAGATTGCAAGAGTGGTACACCTATGGAGGAAAACCATATTTTTTTAAGGCTATCGTTGATTTGGCCCTGGACGACGTGATTCATGTGGGGGACGGGGAGAAAATCATTGACCGAATTCGTGTTTATAAAAATGTCCGTTCTTGGTTAGAGGTGCTGGAGTTTCATGTTGGTGCCGAATATGAGGTACCTATCAGTTTCGATAACAAAGTATGTTTTCGGTTCCAGTTCCACCCACGCTATAACTTAGGCTATTTACATCTGGACGCTCTTTGGAGGCTGGATAGGAGCCGTCGCTTGAATGGTTATGACAGCAAAGAAACGCTGGATTTTTATCCGGTAAAGGCCCGGTTGCAGATAGCGGTCAGCGGAGAAACGAAAGCGGAGCTGGCCGGAGTCAATATGAAACAGAGAGTACAGGTTGCTATTAAAACAGAATCCATTCAGCAGGTACAGACGGGCGTCGTAAAGCAGATGGAGATGGCAGAGCAGTTGAACTGTCAGGCATCGGCAGTATGTAAGATTGTAACAGATAGCTATATGACAAAGTTAAACGGTCTGGATAGAACTTGGAAGTTGAATGGCAGCCGGAAACTCGACGGCGGCCGGTATGCACTATAAGAAAGGAAGGATAGAACATGGCAGAGAACAAAGGTGTAATCACGATGACAGGGAGGAAAAAGCTGTGCATGGCCCATGCTGGCGATGAAACATTACCCAAAATTGCGAAGATGGCCTGGGGAGATGGCGGTGTGGATGAGGCAGGAACTCCGAAACTGGCAACGGGGAACGAAGTAGGCCTGTATAATAAACTTCTGGAAAAAGTGATCGAAAACCATAGTTATACCAGTGACGACAAGACAACTTGCCGGTACACAGCTACGCTGGCGGCTGGGGAACTGACGGGTAAGGAAATATCGGAGATGGGGCTGCTTGACGAGACTGGCGATTTGATTGCTTACCGGACCTTCATGCGAAAAGGGAAGGATGAGGACATTCCGCAGATTTATGATATGGACGAAATCTTTTAATAAAGGAGGTACCGCATGGCATTTATAATCAAGAATCCTCCGGAATTTACACGGGAGGTGACACAGTGGACGAGGGAGACACTGGCTGACGGAGCAGAAATGGCGGAAGTGCCGGAAGCACTATTGAATAACGATATTTATCTGAAAATGCAGATGGAGCGTCTGGAGCACGTGACAGAAGTTGCTCTTACGGTTGGTAGCTGGATTGGAGAAAACGCACCGTACAGCCAGACGGTTCTGGTTTCGGGCGCCGCGGAAGGGATGGAGCCGACCGTGGTCAGCGCCCTGGCGGATGGGGCCGATGCAGCCACAGCAAAGGCATATATCAAGGCGTTTGGGATTATTTGTGGTGGCACAGCAGAGTTGACTGATGGACAGGCCGTATTTAAAGTTTATAAGAAGCCGGTGACGGACATTACAATCGGCCTGAAGGGGGTATGAGTGTATGAGTAAGATATGGATGCCGGGAGGCGCTGGCGGTGGTGCCGGTTCAGACGAATGTACACTTGTGAAAGCGAATGTACCGACTGGACTGAAAGCGGTGACCGCCGATTCAGATGATGAAGCGGTGGAAGGAACTTTAGACACGGAAACAACATTGGCGGATTCGCAGGCACTTTCGGGCCAAACGTTTTTAAAATTCAACCCGGTAACGAAGCTGTTTGAGCGGCGAGTGGGTGGGATGACGAACCGGGGAGCTGTCATTCAGGAGCTGGGAGCTGGAGGAAGTTACACAATCCCGGAGGGATTTCACAATGGCTCCGGAAAAGTGACAGCAAAAAGCCTGGCCAGCCAGACACCTGGCGATTCGGCAGCTGGGCATATCCTTGCCGGAAGAACGGCATGGGTAAACGGTAGTAAAATCACTGGGACGATTCCCAGCCAGGCGGGAGGAACATTGACACCCTCCACGTCAGCAGTAACTGCAAACTGTTCTGGCAAATACATGACAAGCAATTACACCATTCCAGCCTTCGCCTTACCGCCAGCAAACGCTCTCCGTAAAGGCTATTCCTACACCTTGTACGGGAAGACAGTTACTGGGACGTTGGAACAATGGTTATCTTCTCCTGCTGATGTTACCGGGAACGAAACAGGAGCAACCAAAATAGGCACCTCGACTGGTTTCTTTTCATGGATTACAAGTCCAAAAAGCATAAACGTGTTTTGTGGTAGTAATGGTGGTTCCACGTTGGGCCGACTTAATACAGCAGTAAATGTTTCGTCATATAAATACTTAAAACTATTCGTCCCCAGAGCATATGATAAGTCAGGCTCACAATACTACACTAAAGTAGGGATATCTTTACAAGCAGATGGAAGCGGGGTTACATATGGGGCGGAGGTGCTTGCTAATAGTACTGTTACTAATTTTAACGTAATTCTGGATGTCACAAATTACAATGGGATGTATTTTATTTATGTGTCTGTAAGAAGCGCAAGCACTACCAAAAATAATGGAATAATGGGTGGAACTATATCCCTATCTAATTCGTAAGTAACGAGTTACTGGCATTTAAGCTAAAGTCATAAATATCTCGTAGATAAACCCCCTATCGGGGCCTAAATTTCCACTAGAACTTCTGTGGTAGACACCATACACATATATGTAATAATTACCACTTAAGGATGATATGTCAAGTATATTATACTCTGGCCCGTTTGAACGTGTATCAAGTACATTAAGTTTTGCCATATCTGTTTCCTTTGCAGATGCAGACTTAGACACTCCTATTGAAAACTTGTATCCGTTCACCGGGGTACTACCACACCTGCCTGGTGGTCGGCTACTGCATTAAACATATCAAATGGCTGGAAGCGGTCAGTAATCAGTACATCCCATCAATCCTGGCAATCCTGGGGGCAGTCCTGGGATGTGTGGCCGTCGGAGCAGTAAGCCTGGAAAGTATCGTGTACGGGGCCGTAACAGGACTTGCCAGTACCGGCCTGCACCAGGTTTTCAGCCAGATAATTAATAAAACAGAACAATAAGTAACCTGGGGAGCCGATTGGCTCTCCCTTATTTTATAAACCAAACCATGAAAAGGAGATTAGAACTATGACAAACTGTAAGAAACACAAAATCAATGATGCAAATCACTACAAACACTTAACACCGGACACGGACTGTACTTGTGATGTTGGTATTAATGGCCCAGCTGGGGACCCGGACTTAATCGCGAAGGGGAGCGGAGGGTATGACCATCCGCAGACTCCGCCGGCGAAAGGGCCGGGAGCAGACCCGGAGCTGCTGGCGAAAAGCAAGCCGCCGTTAAAACATCCGGAAACACCCGCAGCGACTGGACCAGCAGCAGAATAGTTGCGACATTTAAATGGACAGGGCGGCCCTTTGAGACTGTCCTGTCACTGAGGTGACCATGTATATTGACACAAATACAATTATAACGGTAGCTAGTGCAATGACAGCATTGGCTGCCATTTTTTCGGCCGTTTTTGCAGCCCACAGGTGGTTTTTAAAACAGGAAAGACAGGACAAAGAAATCGAACAGATAAAATCAGAACAGTGCCTGCTTACGTATGGGGTACTGGCTTGCTTAAAGGGATTGAAAGAACAGGGGTGCAATGGCCCCGTGACAGAAGCTATCAATAAAATAGAGAAACATATCAACCAGCAGGCACATGAATGAGAGGAATAATTATGGATTTTGGAATTGCAAGTGTAGCAGGAATTACAGCACTGTGTTATCTGGCCGCTATGGCCGTCAAAGCGACATCGGTAGACAATAAGTGGCTGCCGGTGATTTGCGGCGTAATTGGGGCCGCCCTGGGCGTTGTAGGCATGTATACGATGCCCGATTACCCGGCAACAGATATCATCAACGCGGCGGCTGTCGGTGCGGTATCTGGCCTTGCGGCTACCGGTATTAATCAGATGTACAAGCAACTTAAGGGTGACAGTAATCAATAGAGAGGCGGTGATCCTCATATCTTCCGGCCGGCAGGGTGACGCCGGTGTTGCGACGTCGCAACAGCAGTACATAGGGCCTGGGACATCCTGGGCTTTTTCGCATAATATATTCTAGGAGGACAAGGCTATGAGAGATATAACAATGTGCCATCCCCGCTTGCAGGAGCTGGCAGGGAGACTTGTAGAGGAATGCAAAAAGCAAGGGTTAATTATTAAGATTGGAGAGTGCTATCGAACCGTGGTGGAACAAGATGAACTGTATGCCCAGGGCCGAACAAAGCCTGGGAATATCGTGACAAATGCCAGGGGTAGCAGTTACAGTTCACAGCACCAGTGGGGCATTGCGTTTGACTTCTTCCGGAACGACGGGAACGGAGCATACAATGAGTCCGGCAATTTCTTCGGGAAGGTTGGGGCCATCGGTAAGCAGCTGGGATTGGGCTGGGGTGGAGACTGGCACAGCATTGTGGATAAGCCACATCTATACCTGCCGGATTGGGGCAGTACCACGGCACAGCTCCGGCAGCAATATGGCACGCCGGACAAGTTCATCACCACGTGGCCTAAAAAACACCATGAAGGTTTTCTTACTGCTGCGGATGGGCAGCGC